CACCTTTACTATCTTTATCCCAATAGTATCCACCAACCTCATCTATCCACCAATCTAAGTTACGAGATACGTATAAGTGAGGAGCATTGAATTCACTAGTAAAAGGATTACGATGAAAGCGACTAGTAGTGAGATAACTTCCGACTTTAACAATGCCGCCAAGAATGTCGTTATTACCCCGACGCATAGGGACACCGAGATTAGCAAATTGACTAGCCACTGTCTCATTGACGTTGCCACTATTGCCACCGTATCTCTTAAAGATATTCGGATCGGCCCAACAGTCCTGATCCTGTGGCAATCCCCATCTCTGTCTAATCATCCGTATCTTATCAGCCTGCTCTAGTATCCCCATCTCGCTCTTATAGAAGCCGTCCATGATTATAACGTTGCCATCGTCATCAACGAATGCGATTAAGTAACAAGACGGGACAGCGATACCGAAGTCATATCCATCTATGATCGGTACGATATACCCCTTATCAATTAGATCATTCCATACACGTATAATGTCCTGATGCTCAACGCTATGAGTGACATCGTTGAACTGTGGATACACTAGTCCCTCGTAAGCCGCCCACTTACCTAGTAGGAAGCGATCCTTCATCTGTCCTGTGTATGTTGACTCCAGACCTTGGATCACATCAGGCTCTAGTACGTGGGCATTCTCGTAAGTACTGCCCTCAATGACATCCATCAATAGCTGATGTTTACCGTCTTCATCCTTAATGGGTCGTCCATCTTTATCGCGTAGGACGATCAGGTCGTTGGAAACGATCCCCTTCTCCTTATACATATGATAAGGATGGACGAGCTTCTTATACACCCAATTACGAGTAGGATTACAGGTGAGTATCATCATACGAGGGCCAGTATGCGGCATCGTAGGGTCTTCACCAATATACGGTGTTGATCCACGTAGACGGCCCATCAAATCTAAGAAGTCCTTATGCACGATCTCTGGATCTTCAATCTGATCGACTACGATCCAATCATAAGTCGCGCTGAGTAGGTTAGACGTAGCAGCTTCATCCCCTCTCGATTGCTGTTGCATGTATCTGAAGTTAATCGTTGTACCGTTTTTAAGGGTACACATATTGCTGGAGTTCTGACCTAGCGGGAAGTTCTTAATCCATTGCTTCGGACACCACTTGATAAACTCCTTACGCAAAGTATCATTAAGTTTAGGATAAGTTGCACGAGCCATAAGGCCATTTGAACCCGGATAATCACGGGCAAAGGTGAGTGCTTCAATACAGGCACTAGCAGTCTTCCCGTTAGCAAAGCCGCCACCAAGAACTCGTATCTTAGCACGCGACTTGAAGAACCTGTCGTTGAGGCCATTCTCTTTTACCACATAATTAGTCATTCTTCGTATCTACCCCATTAATGAAACGATTAGGGTGATTATCTCCTTTATACTTACTAGACCAATGAAGCAGATTATCCCCAGGATCACGCACATCAGGTCTAGCACCCGCATCCCACGCATCTCTGTAATTATAGTCAGGTGTATTTAAGTCAGGCTCTTCACCGTACTTCTGTACGTACTCCTTATACCAAGGCGTATCTCTAATACCCTGCTGAAACATCTGCTCACGCATAGCACCAGTGAGCATCTGTCCCCTCTTAATGCGATCTGCTTCACTCATGTGTGACCTCCTATGTCGCCACACTCAGTTCCTTCAGACCACTCGTTGTTGGTAATGTTGGATACACAGTGATCGATTGAAGTGCCAAATAATGCGCAGTATAACCACATGCGCTTATTGACACGCTAACAAGTGGATTACCCGGTGGACGATCAACTGAGTTCATAGTACCCGCAACGGCATCACTACCATTAACAGCCATATCGAACCTTGTATTAGTAATCGTTATAGCGAACTTATTAAGAGCACCAAGACCCATGTTTATAATGGACGGTATCACTACAGAAAATGGCCCCGGTCCTGAAGACATTGCTTCAGCATTCCACGGCTCCCACCACTGAGCTTGTGTCATAATTTCATTAATGTAATCAAGCGATCGCGCACTTATACCGGGAATATCCGTTTGTAACTCAGCTTGAAGCTGCATATATTGAAAAGTGATTGTACACTCACTAAGATAAGCATTCTTCAACGCATTAATAAAATTAGGAGGATATGGGAAAAACTCTGTAAACGAATAACCTTCTGGTACATAATTCACTGGATCATATAATCCATCTCCACTAACAGGATCAGCACCAAGTAGCGTGTCTACATCAACTTCACCATCAGCCTGTGTCCACGCTCTACCTTGCGGACTTCCTCCAACAAGATCGATGTGCATGATCGCACCTTCTGGTATCCACTCAGGAGCAGGTGGAGGAGGTGCGGTTACTAAGTTTATCGTGAAAACTCGCATTGATGAACCACCTAATACAACGCCGTTATCGTCAACCCACGAATTTACTCCATTATCATCAACGAACTGACTGACACCATTATCATCAATAAATGTCATTTTAGTCTCTTTATTCCTGGTGCCATTAACCACGTCCCGGCAACGATAGCATTCTGGCTCATGGTGAAGCTATTAGTCGCTACAGATGCTACAGTTGCAACCTCACTGAATGGAGTAACACTTGCAAGACGATTAACACTTGACTGCATCCAAAATGGTTTCGAGTCCGTAGTGATAGCTGTAGGTCGCGCTGATGCTGTACCATTACCATCAACAACGTTAACCACAGCCGAGCCTACAGTCGTCACCATAAACTTATTCACATCGACTGGCGGGTGCATTGCTCCACATGGAAAGTAGTACCACGATGTGGGCGTAGTTGTCTTAAGCATCGTATATGTTGTACCATTCCACTTATAAAAGCACATAGCCTGAAGCGTCATCGCTCCAGTACCAGAGTTATAAGCAGTCACGAAGAACCAATTCTCTGCACCATTTCCGACTGCGTAGAACAAATCACCCGGTTTGAAATACTGTCCCGCGCCCGGATTACATGAGAAGCCTCGACCGGAGAATGATGGTGATCCAATAGCTGATGCATGTATTCGAGACATATTAGCGACATCATATTCATTGATCGTATAATCTATCGATCCTTTAGAGTGCCACGTATTCAATGTTGTAACATCGTAACCACAGAACACGTAACCAACATCGAGAATTGTACCACAACTATCAACAACTGGATGAGTTGGTTGTGCAGGATTTATATCTATGAGCAATCCACCCATAGTCTTCAATGCTATCAACTCCGTACCAGACAGTGCTGCCTCCCATCCAGCAACTCTAAAGCTGCAATTGATAAACCTGATACCTGCTCCTTGAAAATAAGCTGCTGCTCGATGGTAGATGAGGTCGCAGTCCTCAAACGTAATACCACCACCATTCGTTACTATCGGTTCACACCATATCTCCGAGTTTGCAATGAAACGATTAGTGTCCGCATTATCAAACAAACAACCAATGAACTTTATCTTACCTGGCGCAGTGAAATCACCAATCCTCATTCCCACTTCTGAGTAGACATTCTGGACGACGAACGGATAGCTCCAATTCATCGCGATGTTAAACATCCTGTAATACGTATTCAGATGCACTCCATCATACGATCCCGAGAGTACACCATTCGCACCGGCTGTATACTGTAGCCCATCGAACACTGTGTGTATCCCGTAGATATTCAATAGCCTGAAATCATTACACCTTGCCTGCGAATTACCAAAAGAGATAGCCACTTTCTCATATGATATAACAGATCCTCTAAATACACCGAAGTCACCATTACCATCTGAGTTAGGATGTACACAAATTCCTATCAACGTATACTGAATTACACAGTCTTCGATCATATACCCACTGGAATACGATCGGTTATATGCACCTGTAGGCGATCCGAGAAATGCTGGATAAGTTGGTGTCGGATACGGTGTTCCCGGTGCTGCACCTGAATAACCATCAACACAGACACCACAGAACGGAGCAGTTGCATTATCTACTGCCCCACTCGGTACATAATTAGCTGCATTCGCTCTCCACGCTAATGTCTGTGTCTGCGGATTATTAATCGTCGTAGTACCTTCGATCCTAATCCTCCTGACGCCTGAGTTACGCCCACCTTGTATATTTATAATGGGTCGATCCTTAAAATACGCCTTGATCGTGAATGCACAACTCTGATCTACATAAGTTGCTTGATCTCCCTCTAATACAACAGTTGAGAATTGTTGAGCAGGGACACCATAACCTATATGTATAGTCTTCGTCGTCTTACACACAAATCCGGGAGGGCCGTAGACCTTTGCAATGCCATTCTCTAATGCATAGTCAATAGCATTCTGAATTGCTGCGGTATCATCAGTCGTGTCGTCTCCCTTTGCACCAAAATCACGAATGTCCACTCTACCTTGTGCAACGAAACTGGAAAGTGGGCGACTTACTGTTCCTCCTTCCGCCTTGAGTTCGGCAGTTGCGATATTCGGTAGTGTCTTCGGTGCTGCTGTCTTCATAGTCCGTAAAACCCTGCTATATTAGCTTGCATATTTGTACGCTGTGTACTGTCGAACGCTATATTCCACATTCCAGCTTCCGACATACTACCATCAAATCCCTGCGCACCACTATTTGTCCGACCAATGTAGAACCCACCGCTAAACATACCAGAAGGACCAGCATCGACATTAGTAGATGTTGTATCCACCTGTATCACCGACGAGTCATCATTAAACACTACCTGTATAGCATGAAAAGCATTATCAGACGCCGTAGCTGATCCAATATCACTAGCATATGCGAATACCTGATTAGCTAGACTGAGAGTATAACCTATCTGGACAGTGCTACCCGCCATTAGTAGACTCTGCTGTCCTCCTGACGTTGTATGTCTAGCAAAAACGACTCCTGTAAATGGCTGACTGAGGGTTATTGTCGTCGTGTACCATAGAGTGTTAGGCACGCTTCCAACGAAGTTAAACTGCGGCTTTCCCCAATCACCAGATGCAATATATAAAGGACCATCTATCTCACTTTCTGCTAGGTGTCTCCCATTACCTGTCTGATCGTATAATTTAGTAACTCGTCCACTACCAGCACCTATAAACGTAGCAATGGACGCTGTATCCAAAGCTCCACTAGCTAATGTAACAAAGTCCTGTTCCGCTGAGTCACTACTTCTCGCTATACGGATTGCATTCATCCCGATCGATGCTGCACTGTACGCACGTCCGCCCCACCACCCTAATGCACCACCAACAATATCACCCGGTCCTACATAAGATACAGGAGAACCAAGAGTTATCGTCTCTGTATTTGACCATCCACTAACTGCTAATGATGGACGCTCAATCCGCACTCTAAAGTACCACGTCGTTTCAGCTAATTCACCAGTTTCGAAACTGATAGCATTAGCTGCATCTGCTGCGGCATCTATCACCGTAGTCATCTCAGACGCGCCACTAAAGGTAGGCGAAGTGGAGTATTGGAACCTAATCACATCATCAAGAAGGAAATCACCTGTTGTTGTGAAGTCGGGGGTGAGATCGAGATTATCAGATGTAATCAATAACTCAGGAGCGGCTGGAGGAGTGTCTGCTACATCTAATACATTCACCGTAATAGTCTGAGTAGTAACCTGTAGACTGAGATCAGTCGCACTTACCTGTACAGTATACGTATTATCAAGACCAACATCATCCGGTGCTTCATAATCCTTAACACCATCACCTACCCATCTAAGTATCGATCCAACTAACTGAAACTTCGACTGATCTGCACCACCTATAATCGCCCACGTCACCACTTTGTTAGATGATAGACTATGACTAAGTGTCGTATTCTCAGTATTATTTACCACATTTCCAGATGTGATAATCGGAGGCGCACTAGAACCTCCGGTTATCCCTCTAGACAATAGCAATAACTTGTTACGCCGTTTCTTCTTCTTACTATCAGCGTATAAGGTGATTATGGTCATGGGATCAATATAATATTAACAGTGCGATCAGCGCCTTCAGCACTACCGGCGACGAGTTTCACAATATCCAGTCCAGCTATCGGTGGTGTTATATGTATATACTTATTAGCTTCAGTCACCACAGCGAAGACAGTACCATCACCTGCGTTCTCCACCACCTTAAACGTCTTCCCACCATCTATACTATTAACGAAGGTGAAAGCCGTACTAGTAAGCAGTGTGCCACAATCAATACCAACGATTAGCTGTCCACCAATAAACAGCGGCGAACTTATCGTCTGTCCACTTATAATTCTCGCTGGCTTTCTTATGACAGCATTACTGAGATCTTGTCCGTTGTTGATAGCCACTTCGCTCTCCTATTTCTGTATCACAACACAGTCTTTCGCTAACTGACTTATAAGTGTGTCCCGTCTCTCACCAGCCTGACTAATTGACCATAAAGTATACGCCGAGCTTACAATGAAGAGAACATTAATCACTACAATAACCATAGCCAATGGATGATCGCGCAGAGTGTGTATAACATCTCCTGCGATCTTCACTGGCCCTTCAAATGTCACTTCTTATGACTCGGCTTTAGATTTTTCTGCTGCGATTGTAGACGTTCACTGATTTTACTCATCGCATCTCTACCCTCTTTACCTGCACTGATGACTTCTGTCATCGCACGCTTGAGATTAGCACCATCACTAGGTCCGAAGCCACGAACAGTGGTCATCTTATTGAATACTTCATCTTTCCGTGCCCTCTTTGTAGTAGATGCACGTACAGTAGGCGCAACCATTACTCTCCTCCGTAAAGTTCGTTATAAGTGTCGATGATCTGGTTCTCTGCCTGTATTGCTTCAGGTGTAGTGGTTTCATATTCGACTTCACCTGGCTTACGTAGCGGTTTAATTGGTGATGGTGGATAATATGGATCGAAATCCTTTGGTGTCACTCTTTGTCCCGGTGTGTTTTCAAACTCGTATCCATAATCCTTATATATACCACCAGCAGCAGGACGAGCGAAACCTATTCCCTGTCTAGATGTCTCTCTTGTAGGAAATGGTATTGACTCTCTATACTGTAGCTCTCTCATTGCTGACTGTAGCCGCTCACCTTTAACACTCTCGTCTATATCCCGACTTGTCTCTGGTGATGGTTTAGCCTGACGCATCTCATGAATGAAATCAGGAGTGAGGCTATGGCCTATCATCGCTGCGTTATTTTTCGTTCTATCATAAAATTCCTGCAATACGGACATCGGATCACGTCTGTCTTCTATATCACCGTATACTGGAATTTTACTCCAGCCTTCTCTAATAGGTGCGGGTTCAGGCTCATATGGTGGTGGATCGTCTGCCCAATCCGGCCGCTTAGTCATCACAGAGCCTCTTCATAATCCGTATCGATTGTTACATGTTTCTCTGTATCACCACGAATGTGTACGATCTTCAATTCATTCTCATGTTTAACTCTGTGCTCCACAACATCGATCGGTCTGAAGCCACCACGATCTAGCACCTCCTTAGATGCCATATAGCGTACACCCATCTCCTTACTATTCAATCCACTTATAATATGCTCCGCAGCTTTCTTCGCATTAGTAACGAACATCGCTCTAACATTATCACTCTGGGCACGCAGGACGTTATCAATAACGCCAGTAGTGAAATCATTAAACCGTTCATTATCCTTAATCGCCTTGACCTTATCCATATCCGTACCACAGACTATGGATATCTCTCGATCATTCAAACCAAACAACGTAAGCCCAGCGATTACCGCTATTGCCCTCGTACTATTAATATCGCCAGGAAGATCAGCCAGAAAACGATTAACAGGTATGCGCTTCTTAATCTCAACTATCTCGTCTCCATCTACACTTTCATCATTCTCATCCTCAGTATCCTCCAACAACTCAGGTGTCTCTGCTTTATCACTGACAACAGAGCCTGTAGCCTTATCAATCTTAGTACCGTCAGCCAGTACTAGCATCTCACTCATGGAGCATTTCCACTACCGAAGAACTGCATCAGTTGCATCATCACAGGGTCCAACTGTTGAGGAGGATTAGTCATCGGTTGTGGAGACATCTGTTGCGGACCCAATGACGGTGGCCCTTCCATTGGAGGAGCGTTATTAGCCATCTGATCTCTAGGACCATCAGCAGTGTAACCAAGCCAACGCGGTTGACCTGTTGCTTGTGCTACAATCTGTTGTTCGGTTGTCGGTACTTGTGACTGATCCTTCGGCGATGGACCTTGTGCTACAACTGGTGCGGCTCGTGGTGGCATCGGTGGTCGTTGCGGTCGTTGTGGCATCTGCTGTTGCTGTCTCTCTACCATACGAGGATTTTGATAATCCCTCGCTACAGCATCCATCATCTGTCGTTCAGCTAATGGGTTATTAGGATCATTCGGCATCTGTTGCGGTTGTCTCTGTGAAGCTGTGCGCTGATAGTATGTAGGGTCAGCTTGCATATCAGCTTTCATCGCATCTCGTTGTGCTGCGGCTTTCGTCACACCACCAGCAACAACTTTCATCGCTTGTCTAACCGCAGGGTCTTTAACAGCTTCCTTCATTGCAGGGACCATCTTCTCCATCAACATCATTCGGGTTCATACCGGGTTTAGGATTATAAGGTGGAGGTGCTGCCTCTCTAATAGGTGGCGCACTCATAGGCATTCCGGTCATCGGATCAAATGTCGGTACTTGCGGTCCATCTGTAAGCGGAGGATCACCAGTTGGAGGTGTTCGTGTTCGTGGTGAAACAGGAGGAGCCGACATCGGCATTCCCGTCATTGGATCAATGCCACCTTGAACAGTATCCATTACCGCCTTTAAGTCTTTATCATTAGGATCAGGCGCACCGGGCACACCTACACCAATAGCCGTAGTACCAGCAGTCGCACCTAATGCAGCACCAGCAGCTTTACCTTCAGGAGTTATTGACTGACTTTTAACCTTATTAGGTACTATCCC